CGCCTTCATACATGTTTCTGAATATCATTCTAAGCTTACCATATATCTTGTATTTGTTACTTTGTGCTCTTTCGTAGCTAAAGTGTTCTTCAAGATCTAGAACAATTGAACGATCTACTTCCCTTAGCAATTCTTCACTTGTTTCTAAACCAATTCTTGTTGATAGATCAAGGGCCGGGGCTTTATGATACCTTAACTCTGGTAATATGATTGTTTTCTTTTCCATTATTCAGTTGACGGGAATGCACCTTTTGGTCCATAATATTTTATAAATTTATCATAAGCCGTGCTCCCAGGTCTTAATCCGAAATAGAATTGGAATGGTGTTGAGAGTACTTGTTTGTTTCCAGAATAGTTTAATGCTGTTTGATAAATGAACGTTTCATTGTTATCTTTAACATACGGTATTGGAGAAGACCAAGCCCCGTTTACAACAACATAAATGTTACCTGTTAATGGATTTTTTTGTGTGCCAGTTAAAACATGTAACCAAAGGTCACCTTCAACAAATTCTGTTGCACTTGTTGGTGTTGTTAATCTTATTGCCTCAAATCTTTCTAAAGAATCTGGATAGTTACCAACAAATGAGAACGTGTTGTGTGTTTTTGTCATTGGTTTAATTAAATATTCTTCTTCCCCATCTGCCATTAAATAATTTGTTGTTGTGTTAGTTGCACCAGATACCGAAATCATTCTTTGTAATTTTTGTACACCTATTGCGGTTCTATCCCAAAATTGATCATCATCTAATCCAAAGCCATTGGCTTTTTTATCCCACAAATAAAAAGGTACTTTTTGTGTAAAGTCGCCTAGTCTATTATTTAAACAATACCTAACAAAGCTACCATTGACATCTAATTTAAAATCAATTGGTGTTGGCCCCCATGAAGAACCATTTTTAAAATATGACATAAATGTTGTGTCTTCAGGATCTAAGAACTCACCATTAAACATAAAATAATGTGGGCTATCTAAATCAAAAGCTTCAATACCTGCCTCGCAATTTATTGAGATTAGCTGAAGTACATCACCATCCATTACACTTCCATTAAATGTATATCCAGAATTTGTGAAGAAATCATTAATATTAGTTCTTGCAGCCGAAACATCCATTCTATAGTTAATAACATGTTCAATTATATTAGCTGGATCTTGATAACTTGATACTGTCAAATCTCTAATTACAGAACATGTTGGGTCTACTGCTGGGTCAAAACAGATCTCATCAAAAAATTCATCTCTAACACCAACATCATAAAAGGTTGTTGGATGTAATAATTCTTTGTATCCGGAATATGATTGACCAATAAATGTTTTAGATGTTGGGTTGTATGGGGTGCTTCTATAATAAAATTTACCGTCTAAAACATTAAAGAAAATTAGCTCTCTCGGATATTTGCTACCTCTTTGATTTAAATCTCTTACTGATTTATCGTCCCATCTTATTCTATAATCAAATTTAAAAAAGTATAATACACCGTGTAACCAGTTTTCAATATAAGAATAATTAACCACGCCTCCACAGAAAAACATACCAATACGTTTTCTTCTATACCATTCTTGAATTAAGCTTGCGTTTTTAGATGTTCCTTCTATTACCGGAATAACTGTAAAAACGCCATCTCTGATTTCGGATAATCCCGATTTTGTTTTTCTGTCATAATATGAATTTCCTATTTTTGACCATACCCTTAACCTAGGCAATCTACCACCTCCACCAATAATGTCGGCCATAATTGAATAACCTGATCCGGGACTTGTTGTAGATTCGGAAAATCCAGCCGGATATCCGTTTTGAGGTTCTATTGGTACATATGAACTACCGTAAGTGTTACCTGTAGACCAAAGATATTTGTAAGAAATTGACTCATCATATGCTTTATCATATTTTTTACAACCTTCTTCAATTTGAAAAGTGGTAGAAGTCCCAGTTGGATCAAATTTTAATTTGCTTCTATCAAAAATTCTAATGACAACATATGTACCTCTATCACCAAAGTTACCTTTACCATTTGGTGTATCACCACTATCTGGGCCATCATACGTTTCATAGTTACTACCGGCTATTTCTGCCCAAGATGCGTGGTTAAACGGCATTAATAAAACAGTTGCTGTTGATCCACTTTGACCAGCATAGTTAATCCATTCATTAAGTTTAGTAGACGGGTAGTTTCCGACTTGATTCCATAGTGCTTGGGTAATAAGAGTTGCTGTACCCGTTGTAAATTGTGCTAGATTACCTAACTGTGTATTTGCACTAAAATTTAAATCAAAATCACTAAATGATATAGATTTTGTTACAGTGTCTCCTCCTGCTGGAGAATATGGTAATATACTATCGTCAACAATAGAAATACCTTGTGCAATAAATCTTGCATTATTTGTATCGCCAGGATCTGCTGGTGTTATTGTTTGTTCATCTAACCCAGATAAAATTGTTCGAGTATCTGCTTTTGTTGCGCCAGTTATAGAGAAAGTGTTACCACTCATGTATTGATCGGTTGGATCATAATCTCTAGCTCTATTTCCTGGAGAAACTATTGAGCTATTTGTACTTGTGCTTGTATTAAATTCTATAGGAATTAGATATATATAACCGCCTCCGGCACCAACACCAATTACTTTAAATTTTATTTCTCCAACAGAACAATATGTGTTTGATAGATCTGTAGTTAGAGTAGCCGCTTCATCATCTGTTGTACATTCTTCACAATCTGGATATGTTGTTATTGCCAATGTTTGTGTACCATTAACTTGTAATTTATGTGCGATATCTTGAAACTGTTCACCAATTCTTGCAAATGGTCTCCAGTTAAAAGGCCAACCAAAGTATATTGAATATAGGGCTTTACCAACACTCATGAAAAATCTTCCCAACAATTCAAAAACAAAATTCAATATTAATGCAAATATGAATTGTAGAAATAATAATACTTGTGATATTAATAAACCAAATTTAGTTCTATTTCTAAAAGCAAAATTTGTTGGAATGTAATTTGCGGTGCCGGCACAATCATCTTCAGCATTTGGTCTAATTTCTTTTATACCTAAAAACGCATCCCTTCTACTTAAACCAAGTAAATTTTCGGCTGCAGACACTTCATAGTGAGATCCTTGAAACGATGTAGGTGTGTATACTTTCCCGTAAATAAATTTATAAAAATAGTCTTCAGGTATATCGTTATTATTCGTGCCTAATATTAATTCTTTTTTATGTAATCTTTCTGCGTTTGTTAGCGGTTCTAATGTTACACCAGTTGGAACGGGAACATTTAAGTAGTCTTCAAATACATCTGAAAAAACATATGAAGATATGATTGCCTCACTATATTCACTAGCAACACCGCTAGTATACTTATTAAACTCTCTAATATTAGGAACCAGATAGGTTGCGCTTGATGTTCCTCTGGAAGATCCTTCCCCGCTAGAGTTATTCAATTCTAATTTAAGTCTAGCCACAGTAGATGTGGCCACCCCTTTATTTGGATCGTTGGTTGTTTCTTGTTCACCAAATTCATTTGTATAAACATAATCAAGATTCATTGGGATAACAGCCATAGCTGTACCATCATCATCAATAACACCTGGATTAAAATATTCTAATTCTGGGTATATTGTTACGCCGTCTGAGCCTATAACTTTTTTACCTGTAAATCTAACCCCTTGAATTTTTCCATCGCTAGTTTGTAGATTACATTTATAACCACTTTTTCTTCTGATTACACCACTTCTTTTAACAGCATCACTATCTGCATCGGTAACTGTTGATACTAGCATTAATGACACAGGATCTACTTTAATCCCTAAGTTAGATAAATCAAAGTCTGCCCTGGTTATCCCTATTTGACACAAATCCATATTCCCCCAAAAAGGAGAAACATCTATCGTTTTATCGAAAGCAACTATTTGTGGTAACCCATCTAAATCGGTATCCGATCTGAATTTAAAAAATCTCTCAAATTTATTAGCATCTTCGCCTTGTCTTATAAAATCATAGGGTCTAAGTGAAAAACAACCCATATCTGATAAATCAACATCTATATGTAATTGTTGTTCGCCTAAAGGTACCCCCCAAATCATATAGTCGCCGGCATAATTCGTTTTCGCCGTGAACTTGTAATATTTTTCAAAAACTTCTAATTGTTCTTCTCTACTAAGAATGTCATTTTGGTCTGGGAATGTACCTGTTGGTGTATGCCCAGCATGTTGCTGTCTAGATGGTAAAAGGTTATATCTATAACCATCATCATTTTTATCACTACTAAGTTTGAATGGGTAAAGTGTGGAAATTACTGGATCTTGTTCGTCTTGATCTGATATTGGTATTAAAATAGAAACTCTAGCATTTGGTATACCTAGGCCATTATTTGCTGTTACTCTACCGCAAACAACACCATAATCCGCACATAATGACGTATAAGCGTCTTGTTGTGTGAATTTTAAGGATAAAATTTCTAAAAGATCATAATCCTGTTTTAATTCAACAGTTACTTTCTTATCCCCGTTTAAAGTGGTGTTAATTCTGTGCTTTTGTACCATATTAACTATAAATAGAAACTCATCAATTTTCCTATAGAAAAAAGATAAGTAAAAAAGACGTTAATATGTAGTCGTGCCTAATGTTTTTACCCTGATTTTTATGTCTTTTTGAGGAAATCTAATCTGGAATATTTGATTAGCTTTCATAAAAATCGTCATATCATTTTGCAAAATTTCTTTTGTTGCTGGGTCTTTGTACGACTGTGACACCTGTGATGAAGAATATTCGCCACCGATTTTATTGAAAACTCTCACATCGATAACGTTTACTACCCCAGGAACATTGTTAACTTCTTTCATTAATTCACCAACAAACAAAGGATCACCCATTTTTCTTTTATCGATTGAAAAATAATCTGTTGTTGCTGAAATCACATCTCTAATAACTTCTCCTTGGTTTTGATTTTTATCTAATAAAAGGTCAATTTCTAGTCCCATGTCAATAACTTCACCACTAACGATATCAATATAATCGTTTATCATTCTAAATTGAGAAAGATAATTTAATATGTTCTGTTTTAATGTGTTAGAAACAACGTTTGTTAAATTACCGCTTTCATCATAGGACAATAGCTTAACTCTTACTTTGTTATCTTCCTCCATCACATTGACTTTTGCTGGCGCTCCGTATGTTGATGGCATCGTTTCAATCATTGATTTATAATCATTTAGAGTCACCGCTCTATTTTGTGCTGCAAAGTTATATGCAACCATTGCTCTTAGTTCTTCAACAGTTGGTTGATCAGCTCCACCAACAGCTGGTGTTACGTTAGTTACACTCAAAGATTGTGAAACTTGGCTATTTGTGTCAGAATTAGGACCTGTAATGATAAAATCCGAATTTTCCACATTATTGATGACACCAACCCCAATGTTACTTTCTTTACCACCACCTATTCTATATTTTATGAATAGTGTTGTATCTTGTTTTGGGATTGAACCTAATGAAAGATTGTTTAGATATGATGATAAATTTACTTTTAATTTATCTGTAATATAATTGTCTAAGTTATCAAGTGGATCGACGTTTCCTGAGCCAAATGTTAAAAAGAAATAACCTTCTGGGGTGTATTCAGTAATAAATTTATTTTGTACTGTAACATATTCTCCAGCTTTGAAATTTGGTCTATCTGAAACCCCGGTTGTGCTTGGAACAAACACCTTGTCTTGAACTAGAGATTGAACTTCATACCATTTATTAGGATCGCTTATAAACTCGCTGTAAGCTGGATTACCAGCAAATGTGGTTCCTTCTTTATGGATCACAGAAGAAACACCAAGAACGTTTCTTTCTGGTAAAAATATCTTTAAAAAGGGCTTTTGATCTTGTTGACTAATTACTTTTCTAAAAATCTTAGTTACCCCATTAACAACCGG